TGACTATTGCTGGAAGATTATTAATAACCATTAAGTTACCTTCTCCGTCTAAAGTAGTTTGACCTGCAAAACCAAATAAATCGTAGAGGTCAGGATTTGTAGGAGGATATTTTTGTAAACTTATTTGCGAACTATCGCCATTCTTTTCAGCTACATAACCAGCATTAACATTATTTAAAACATATAAAGCTGCCATAGAATACAGTTGTCCTGGGTCTATTTTAACACCATATTGGTCTGCTTTAAGCTGCATAGCATTGGCTGCATAAGCTACTTTTGTACCATAATAGTCTTCTAATCTTCTAGGGTCGCCAACATTTTGACCTTTACCTTTAATAACACTTTCATATAAATTAGAGTCATATTTGTTATTACTATCTTCTAACACACCCATCATTGCTTTTTTACCTAAATCTATTTGTGTTGTTGTTGGAGGTTCTACACCTTCTACTTTAGTTATTACAGGATTTCCACCAACTTCAGTTCTTAAAATTGGTCTACCATCTGGGCCTACTTCTAAGTAATCATAACTTTTTTGGTTATAAGTAACACCTCCACTTGTAATTGAAACGTCATTAATCTTAGCAGAATTTTCAATAATTCTGCCTGATATTTCACCAGATTCTATTTTACTTTGAACTGTTCTAATTAAACCATCAATGTCATATCTACTTCCTGAACTAGTGGCTGCTGTATCGTATGCACTTACAGCATTACTTAACTCTATAAGCTCTTTACTTGTTGCATCGCCTAAAGTAATACGTAGATTTTCATGGGCTTCTAAGTTTTTATAGTCTATTGTTTCTGGTGTCTCTATTCCAATTAATTTTTTAACACCTTGAAATATTTTTCCAAAAGGATTCTTTGGATTTTCTCTACTATTCCATTTATCAAACTGAGATAATATTGTTTCCATATCAGGAACATCCATACTTTCATCATATAAATTTTGATAATAGTCTTTTAATCTTACAGCTTCTGATTTAGATTGTTCTTGGATATAGCCATCTAATTGAGTTATATTTAAGTTTTGAAACTGCTCTTGATTATTTAGTCTATCTGTTAAGTCACTAGCTATATAATTCTGTAATAAGTTTAGGTCAACTACACCATTAACAATAAAACCATTAGGATTGTCCTCTGAATTTACTAATCCATTTCTTGTTTGTTCTTGATTTGATAAATAACTTTCAAGATAAGTTCTCATAGGAATATTCTTATCCTGTAAAGTTTGTCCTCTTTCTTCAAAAGATTTTCTAACCTCACCGAAGATACCACCAATAGCAGGCTCTATAAGAAACCTTCTAAGTAATGCTTTCTTATAACCTTCTTCGTCAGCTTTTTTGGCTTGTTCTATTCCTCTTGCTCTAGCATTATCAAATGTTTGTTGAGCAAATTGAACACCACCGTCATCATATAATCCCATTATTCTTCCTCTCCTCTAGCTAATAAACTATCATTACTAGGTATAGCATCTCCATCTATTTCTGGTTGTCTATCTAATAATCCTAGTTCAGGTAAAGCTTCTATTTTTTCTATTACTTCTTGAGGTAAAGCTCCTTCAGGAACTCCTCCACCAGACTCTCTAGCTTTTTTACTGGCAGCAACTCTAGCTACATTCTTAGCCCTGTCCACTAACATTGCTTCTTCTTCATCAGCAACACCATCTTCCATATCTAGTAAAGCTGATGGGTCATCTGAGTCTATTCTATATTTAACACCAGCCTTTTCAGCAAGAGCCATAAGTAAATATGCAAATGGTTCTAGTAACATAAGCATTAAATCAGGATTCCATTTACCTTCTCTAAATCCTACATAGCCCATTTGTAATGATAAGTCCATAACTGGAACTCCATCACCTAAAGCAAGAACAATAGGAACATAGTTTTCTTCATCAAGTAATTCTAAAGCTGTATACTCTAAAGCTTCTCTCATATCTGTGAAGTCAGGTTTACCTTCAAAAGGTCGTCTTTCTTCTACAGGCTGTGTCCAAGACTGGCCTGGTATTGGATAACCTCTATTTGCAAAAGCTTCTACAGCTTCTGGGTTCATTTCTTCGCCTATTATTCTTTTAGTTGCCATGTTTACTCCTTAATACATTGTGCCTGGGGTTGACGGACTTGTACTATTTTGTATTGCAAAATTATTCATCCAGTTTCTCCAGTCCTGTCCACCGTCTCTATTTAAAATATCATTCAAGATACCACTTGAATACATACTTGTAGCTTGCCATGAGTTACCTCTTGGTGCTGTGAACTGGTCGATAGCTCCTAAACTAATTGTAGGTGTACTACCAATACCCATAATGTTTGGTATGTTAATACTGTTATAAGTATACTGAGGTGTCATGTCTACACCTACAGCTTCATAAGCTCTACTCTCAAGACCACTCATAACTCCGTCATGTACTTTTCCTTTAGCTGCATCGTATATATCAAACTTTGCAATGTCTTGTCTAATTGCAGAGTCTTTATCAAATATATTAATCTTTTCAAAAAAGCCTTGTTTTGATGCATCCTGAGATAATAAAGATGCTGCTTGTTCTGATAATCCTTCTACACCTCCAACAGTATTTATAGGACTAGGTTTTGCACCACCTGCATAGTAAGCATTTAGTTGGTCTTGGTCATAAAATCCTTGTGTTAACTCACTCCCTTCAAGACCATCTACAAACACACTTTTTGATTTACCTGAAAGTAACTCGCTTGTATTTAATTCTAACTCCATACCTCTAGTAAGCTCTCCTGTTTTACCAAAATCACTTGGAAGGTTTACCTGGCCTGCTGTGCTTTCACCAACACCTATATAGTTTCCATCTTTATCAAAAACTGAAGTACCTGATGATTGTTCTAAAGCTCTTGGAACAGTCTCAGATAACTGGGCTTGTATTTGGTCAGACTTAATTCCTGCTTGAGTTGGTAAAGTATCTAAAGAAGATGCAAAGTCTTTGGAGAAAACGGATGCTTTGCCTTCACTTAAAGTAAATCCTTTACCTTTGAAAAAGTTTCCTACTCTATCCATACCGTTACTAATAGCTGTACTTACACTTGTATATGCATTCTTAATCCAAGTACCACCAACATTAACAGCTTCTAAAGTTTTACCTAGAACCTTTGAGAAAAAGTTTGCATTTGGCCCAAGTAGTTTACTAGACCAAGAAGCTAATTTGCCTGCCGTTCCAAACAGGCTTCCTACAGCTCCCATCGCATAGGGCATTAAAAACATCATTCCTATTTGACCTACTATTCCTAGTTTGCCAATACCTTTCATAACTTTACCAAAAACTTTCTTGATGCCTTTCCCTATCTTCTTGACAGTCTTTTTAACACCTTTCCATAATTTACTTAAAAATCCCATTTATCTTCTCCTTAACTACTTCCAAATAATCTATCAATAGTTGATGATGCACTACTAAAATTAGAACCCCAATTTTTAGAAGCATCTCCCTCAGCACTAGCAGCAGACATCATAGCCTGTACCTTTCTATTAGCTGTGTCAGTAGCCCATCTGAAGTCATAATCAGCTTGGTCTCTTAACTCTTGCCATAAGAAAGATTGTGCAGCTTGTGTTAGTCCAAAAGCATTCTGAGCATTTTGTTGATTAACTGCATTTTGTGCAGCAGTATCAGCAGTATTTGCTCTTCGCCTCCAGTCTATATTTGAATTGATAACTGCTTGTTCGTTAGCAGCATTCCATTGTTGTCTATTATAATTTAATTGTTCATTAAATTGTTCTACTTGATTCATAATTGCAGCATTAGCTCTATTAACATCTGTTACTCTTTGAGCATCTCTTGCAGTAGCAGCATTCTCAGCTTGTACATTAAATTGATTTGTAGCATTTATATAACCTGCATTGTATTGTCTAATTTGTGTTTCAATCTGTGCCATAAACTGCTGGGCTTGTCTATCGTTTGTAGCATTAAACTGACCCATAGCATTTATTGCTGACTGATTACTTAATAGTCTTTGTTGCTCATACTGAGCTTTAATAACATTTGCTTGCTGTCTATTATTTAAGTTAGCCATATCAGTAGCTAAGAAATTTTTTGCATTATCTATTTGTGCTTTCTGATAAAAGTCAGCTTCAGCTAAATCAGCTCTTGCAATATTAGCTGCATTTTGAACTGCTGATTGTTGTTCCATAGTTGCATCAGTCAAACTAACTGTTTGGAAGAATTTACTATTAGCTAACTCAGTTTGTTGTTCAGCAGCCATATTAGCTGTGTCCATCTTAAATACATTATCTGCATTCTTTAGTACAGTTTGTTGTTCCCTTTGAGCATTAGCCTCAGATACAGCAGCCTCAATGTTTCTTTGTTGAGATACACTTGCCTGTATAGCCTGTGCATTTGCTTGAGCTAAAGGTAAAGATGCTTGGATAATAGTATTAGCTAAAGCATCCCTAGCTATTGAAGAAGCTTGTAATCCTCTTTTAGCTAACATAGCTTCAACAGTTGCAACAGCAGGTCTAGCCCATGTTGGAATCTCTCCTTCATCTATACCAGTTAAAAGACTTTCAAGTTGATTAGATACTAAAGCTTCTTCTGGTAATCCTTCAATAATACCTCTTTCTTCTTCTGAAAAATCTGTCAATCTATTTTCAAGAGCTTCAGGGTCTTTACCTAATTCTTGTATAGCTTCTTCTGATACTCCTGCATTAGCTAATTGTTTTTTAGCTCTTGTAACTCTAGCTAAATTAGTACCAGTATTCTCAACAATCTTAGCTTTTGCACCTGGACTTAGTGTACCAGTAACAGCTTCAGCTACAGAACCTGGTCTAACTTCTACATCTACTTCATCTACTAAAGTAACATCAGCTACTTCAGCAGCTTCTGCTAATCTAATTTCTTCTCTATCTTGTTGTGCAGCCCTAGCTTGAGCAGCTTGTTCTATAGTTTCTGTAGGTGTTGTAGTTGTAGTAACTTCTCTAGCTGGGTCTATAGTTGCAACATCTTCAACTCTAGATACTTCCTCTGCTGGTGTTTGGTCAGTAGTAAACGTTTGTGCTTGCTCTGCATCTGGGGCTTCAACAATAGGTGCTTCTGTTCCCTCTCTACCTATTCCCATGACTGTAGGAACAGGAACAGTACCTTCTGGAATATTACCTGAAGATATTTCTTGAGCTGTTCTACCTTCCCTAACGTTACGTATTCTTCTTTCTTTTTCAAACGTAGCTTTATTCTGTGCTTCAGTAGCTACTTCTAATGGGTCTGTAGGTGTTGTATCGCCTCCACCTTGGTTTCCTCCACCACTAGCAGGTATGCCTGAATTAACATAAGTATATCCATTCCAATTAAATATATATGGAATGTTTCCTATATTTCTAATTATTTGAGCAATACCATTTGGAGGTGGTTGTGGGCCATCATTGTCTTGACCTTTAGTTCCTTGGCCTCCTCCACCTTGGTTTCCTCCACCATTACGTCCACCGTTACGTTCATCGTAACCTCTTCCATAATCTTCATCATCAAAGTCTTGGGTTCTAGCTCTTCCACCACCTCGACCCATATTAGCTGCTTGAGCATAACTTGCTCTATTAGCAGCAGATGTACCAGTTGTAAAACCTGGGCCACTTGATAAAGGTACAGTTGATGCAGGTTGAGTTACAGGAGGCATAGGCTGTTTTCCTACAGGAGGTTCAACAGGCCTTCCTATATCACGTGGGTCTGGTCTACCACCACCAGGGCCACCAATAGATATTATTTCATCTTCTGGTCTTTTACCACCCTGTCTAGGTAAAGTAACATTACCACCTCTTCTATAATCTTTTCGCTTTTGTTTTGCTCTCTTTCTTCCCATTATTTCACCTCGAATAACTTATCTACCTTTTCATGTAGCTTCTCTACTCTCTCCATTAATATAGTCATATCCTCTTTGACTTCTTGTTTAGTAACATAATCTTTTGCTATTTCTTCTCTAGTTTTATTTAGTAATATATCTATTCTTTTTGCTTCTGTTTCGTTTTTACGAATACCAAAAACAATAGGAGCTACTACTAAAGTTAAAAATATATTCCAAAAAAAATACATGTCTTCCATTTTACATACCGTCCCCAGGGTATCTGTTTGTCCATATAGTAAAACTATATTTGACTCCTTTGGTTAAGGTTTGACATGCATGTCCATGTGTCACCATTCCAGGAAACAATATACATTTTCCTACAGGTATATCTTTATTACTAAAATTCTGTCTTGGATAAACTAAATCAGCACCTTCATAATCATCGTTTAGTTTTATACTTCCTGTAACTAAACTAGCATCAGTATGTAAAGGTAAATCTTTTTGTGTATCAACTGAGTATCTCATTGTAAATGCATCTCTAAGTCCATACATTTCCATTGGCTTCCAATAACTTTCTATAATTGGAACTATATGTGTTTGCCAATGATTCTCTAGTTCTTGCCAGAGTCCTAGTTCTTTTAATCTTATCTCTTGTGCTGGAAACTTATCATAACTTAAACTTCCCCAGCCTCCATGATTGTCAGCTATTTCAATCAATCTTTCACATTGTTCTTGTGTCATAAAATCTACAAGCAATATGTCATCATCTAATATTTCAAAACCTTGTGGTTCTATAAATAAACTTTGTTGCTTTGGAAAAAACCTGTCATACATCTGGTCAAATTTTTTCTTGGTTAAATCACCACCATTACCGTGGTAAATACAACTACAACATTTTGTTATAGGATTATAAAGTTGACCTTCAAGCATTGTAGTATTTGCTTCGTGTGTTTGGAATATATAACCTTCATAGTCTAGTTGTATATCAAACTCACCACTTAAAAATATCTTTTGATAATATAACTGGTCATCTCCATCATCATCTACAGAATCAGTTGCCAGTATTTTTTTAAGTTCACCTACTTCACCTATAAATGTTCCACTATTCAAAAATCTATATTTAGTTGGAGCATCTGGAAATACATGTTCTAAATCTGCATCAGGCCAACAATATTGTTCTGCTGAAAACAAAACCTTACAATTAAATCCTAAGTATCTTTCTGTTATAGTTTCTAAATTGTCTGCATAAAAAACATCGTATGCATCTGTAAATAAAACTACATCATTGTCTGGTAACTTGTTGATATATTCTCTTAACAAGTTTACCTTATGTCCACCACCAGGGCCTACCATGTCAGTTCCCTGCCACTCTACATTGTTTCCTAGATTTACTATATCTATTCCACAATGCCTAGCACTTGTAAATAATCTAGAACATTTCTTTCTATCTGTGCCAATAGTAAGTGGATGTACTTTAAAGTTTCTAGCTATACCTGCTGGAACTTCAATATCACTTGGACTTATATCTCTGGATATTTGATTACAAGAATCTTTTTTTAATGATACTACGTTATTCAAAACTTTCTCCTTTATTAATTTAGGTACATATTCATCAGCAGGAATAATTTTATCTATATTGTCTAATAAAATTTTTGCCGTTGAAGGTTTTATTATGTAGCCTGTTAAATTATAAGGATAAGAAGGTATCTCCAATTTATCATCTATACTTATAACTTTTTCAGGTTCGTTCTCGTTTTTCTGTAAGTATATAAAATCGTATTTATCTATTAAGTCTTTGTAGTATTCTTCATCCCATCTTTCATTTACTACTGCATCATCCTCTAAGATAATAACAGGTTCATCTAACTCTAAACATCTTTCCCATGTTTTTTTGTGAGATAAGAAGCATGCTACTTCACTTTTTAAAACTGGTCTGTTTTTAAAAGGGTCTCTAAACTCTTCATCAACTATAAAGTCATCTAGTCTTTTATAGTCTATTGCTTTTATAAATTCATAATTTATTAAATTATTTTTATAAAATTCTTTTTTTCTATCTGTTCTTCGCTGTAAACTTATAACTAATTTCTTCATTACAAGATTGTACCATATTAATCAAATGCAATATAGGTTACACCAGAAGCCATAAAAGATACATTAGGTAATGTCCATGCATGACGAATATATGGGCCGTAAAGAATGCCTGTAACTTCAGACACAGAATGAGTCGTAGCAGTCCTAGAGAAAGTTCCTCCTAGTTGTTTATTACTTGCTTCATTACCTGCTGTTACATCAAGCTCATTAATTGTTCTTAGATACATGTTACTCCAGTCTGTATCAGTTGTTGAAGCTCCTGAACCTCTAAAAACTAAAACCACTTCTATTGTAGTAAATCCAGCCGTATAAAGTCCTACAGCAGCAATATCTTTGTTAGCATCAAAATTACTATTTAAATCATCAAAAGGTATAAAGTTTTGGTTGTTACCAGTTCCTGTAAAAGAATTAGTACCATCGTATGCTACACCAACACCACTATTATTATTAGTAATATTTTTGTTACTACCAGCATACATACCGTGAAGTGTTCCCCATCCTGTAAAGTTATGTTGAACTAGGTTTTTATTAGAACCTGTACTAGCAGTTGCTCTAACAGCATCTACTTTAAAAATACTTTTAAAATCTTCAGCCTGCATTGTAGTTGTACTAGTAGCTTCGTTATCCCCTATAAGTTGAGGAACTTTACCACTACCTTGACCACCGTTAATAAGAGGACAACGGTCAATATGTTTTTGATTGTTTAATGACCAAGCAGACGTACTTCCGTTACTTGTTAAATTATCGAAAAGGTCTCTCATTCCATCGAAACTTACGTTTGAATTACTTAGTGTACTCATGTTAAATCTATTGTTATATGTTTATGTACTACATCACCCCAAGAATAAGTAGAGGCAATATCTTCAACTACCATTGTTGAAGCATCTAAATGTGAATTATAATTATATGAATCTGGATTAGTTAACAATACAGCAAGTTGTCCATCCATATCAACAATTCTTTTTATCTTAGTTATTCCTAAACTTTTTAAATAAGTATATTTAGGAGTCCAGAAGTCATTTGTAAATGTATAAGCTCTTGAACCACTAGCATCAGGTCTTGTTAAACCTCTTTCTTCTACCCAGATATTACCGTCTATATATCCATTATAAAGATGTAATATATATCCATCTGGAGCTTGCATGGCTAGAGACTTAAATACATAAGGCTCTGGTTCTTCAAAAGGTGTTGTTTCAACAATCCTACCCATAGGTCTTAAAAACATTCTCCAAAAATGTTTTTTCTGGTCATGTGTTAGATTATTAAACTCTTCTGTACTTAAACCACAGTTAGCATAATTAAAGTTGTTATCTCCTTCTAAATATTTTACATTTAGGTCATAGAACTCATCTAACACTCCAGTCATTTCTAGATGTTCAACATCTTTTTCAGATAAATCTCTACAAATATATGACATTATTTATTTTCTAAATCTTCTAATCTTCGTTGTATATCTTCAAACCCTTCCATATCTTGTAAACATTTTGGAGGATGTGAGTCTTCAGCTAGCTCTTTAATAGCTTCTATTAATAAAGGAACTAACTTATCATACCAAACAGTTAAGTATTTCTCATCAATAGGTGCTTCTGTTACTACCTCTGGTAATACGTCTTGTACCTCTTGAGCTGATACACCAACTTGTCGTTCATCATTTTCATAACCAAGTTGTTTAGCTGTCTCATTCTCTCTAAAGTAATAACCACTTAGAGCTAATACTTTATCTAGAGCATTAGGTATAGTACCTTCAAAGTCTTTTAGTCTTGCATCAGAGTAGAAAGCTGTGATGTTATTAGTTGCCCTAATCTCACCTGCTGTAGTTGAAGCTGCTGTCCCAATACCTAAACTATTAACTTGTGCATTTGAGTTTGTACTAAATCCACCTGCTTCACCTTTCTGTCCTTTATCACCTGCACCTGTTTGACCTTTCTGACCTTTATCACCTGATGCACCTTTCTGACCTTTTTGACCTACTCCGACTTCACCTTTCTGGCCTTTAGAACCTACTTCACCTTTCTGACCTTTTTGACCTACACCAGTAGCTCCGACTTCACCTTTCTGGCCTTTAGCACCTGTTTCACCTTTCTGTCCTTTTTGTCCTACACCTGTAGCACCTGTTTGACCCTTCTGACCTTTCTGACCTTTCTGGCCTACACCAGTAGCACCTACTTCACCTTTCTGGCCTTTCTGTCCTACTTCACCTTTTTGACCTTTATCGCCATCAGTACCGTCAGTTCCATTAGTACCTGCTTGACCTTTCTGGCCTTTCTGTCCTACTTCACCTTTCTGACCTTTATCACCGTCAGTACCATCTGTACCATTATTACCGTTATTACCTGCTTGACCTTTTTGACCTTTGTCACCATCAGTTCCGTTAGTTCCGTTAGTACCAGCCTGGCCTTTCTGACCTTTAGAACCATCAGTTCCGTTAGTACCGTTTGTACCATTAGTACCTGCTTCACCTTTTTGTCCCTTAGAACCATTAGTTCCATTAGTTCCATTAGAACCTGCTTGACCTTTCTGACCTTTATCGCCATTAGTTCCATTAGAGCCTGCTTCACCTTTCTGACCTTTAGAACCATTACTTCCATCGTTTCCATCAGAACCGTTAGTACCTGCTTGACCCTTCTGACCTTTAGAACCATTAGTTCCATTAGTTCCATTAGAGCCTGCTTCACCTTTTTGCCCTTTATCACCGTCAGAACCATTTGTACCATTATTACCAGTAGCACCTACTTCACCCTTCTGACCCTTAGAACCGTTAGAACCATTATTACCTGTAGCTCCTACTTCACCTTTCTGTCCTTTTGAACCGTCATTACCATCGTTACCAGCTCCACCTGTTGCACCTGTTTGACCTTTCTGGCCTTTCTCTCCTTTAGCACCTGTTGAACCAGTAGAGCCGACTTCACCTTTCTGACCTTTAGAACCTGTAGCACCTACTTCACCTTTCTGACCTTTAGAACCAGTAGAGCCTGTAGAACCTACTTCACCTTTTTGACCTTTGTCACCTTGGTCTCCAGTTCTTGCAAAGGTTACAATTAAATCTTCACCATTTGAGAATGAAGATGCTGAACCACTTACATAAGCTACAGGAACTTTGAAATATCCTGAAGCTTCTGTTATAGAACCACTAATTGTAAACAGAGCAAAGTCTGAAGCATCTAATTTATTTGATATTCTTACATGACCTTTAATAGTAGAATCACTATCATCAATAGTTCTTAGATAACTTTGTATATCAGTACCACCTGAATCTTGGTCATCAATATATAATATACTTGCACTAGATACAGTACCGTTATTTAATCTTAATTCACCATTACCTGGGTCTGCATCTGAAGTACCTGTATCAAAGTCATAAGCAAATGTTTGTCCACCAAAGTTTCCTTCTTGTCCTTTTACACCTTTCTGACCTTTCTCACCTTTCTGACCTTTAGAACCTGTAGCTCCTACCTCACCTTTCTGTCCCTTAGAACCTGTAGCACCTACTTCACCTTTCTGGCCTTTCTCACCTTTCTGTCCTTTAGCACCGTCATTACCGTCATTACCAGCAGCACCTGTGTTACCTGTTTGTCCTTTTTGACCTTTCTCACCTTTTGAGCCATTAGAACCATTAGTTCCATTAGTTCCTGCCTCACCTTTCTGACCTTTGTCACCGTCAGAACCGTTAGAACCATTGTTACCTGTAGCTCCTACTTCACCTTTTTGTCCCTTTGAACCGTTTGAACCGTTACTACCAGCAGCACCTACTTCACCTTTTTGACCTTTGTCACCATCAGTACCATCATTACCAGTAGCACCTGTATTACCTACTTCACCTTTCTGTCCTTTAGAACCTGTAGCACCTACTTCACCCTTTTGACCTTTCTGACCTTTAGTACCATCTGAAGCAGCACCATCAACACCAGCCTCACCTTTTTGTCCTTTAGAACCTGTAGCACCTACTTCACCTTTTTGGCCTTTAGCACCGTTAGAACCTGAAGCACCTACTTCACCTTTTTGACCTTTATCTCCATCGCTACCTGCATTACCTGTAGCACCTACTTCACCTTTTTGGCCTTTCTGACCTTTGTCACCGTTACTACCTGTGTTACCTACTTCACCTTTTTGTCCTTTAGAACCTGTAGCACCTACTTCACCTTTCTGACCTTTAGAACCATCAGCACCTTCTTCACCTTTTTGGCCTTTCTGTCCTACTTCACCTTTCTGACCTTTAGAACCAAGAACTCCACCTTGACCTTTCTGACCTTTATCACCTTGTAAAGCTACATCTGATATAGTTCCTTTTTCCCAGGCATTTGCACTTACATCATAGTAAGCTATTAAATCAGCACTATCAGCATCTGTACCTGTGCTAAATCCTGTTAAGGCACTTCCAACATTTGCTGAGTCTGTAACATCAGCACTAGCTTCAATACCATTTAACTTGGTATGGTCAGCATCAGTAAATACATTAGAATCACTAGCAGATTCTACTAATGCTCTAATTTCTGCTGCTGTTTGGTCGCCAGTAGCTCCAGCTTCTATACCATCTAATTTAGCATGGTCTGCTGTTGTAAAGTTTTCATCTGTTTGAGATGCTACAACAAAATCTATTGTGCCATCACTATCTTGATATGTAACTGTAATACCTGTTTCAGTATTACCAGTAAGCATGCCACCTACTATATCTTGTATTTCTTCATCTGTTTGGTCTGCTGTAGCATTCGCTTCTATACCATCTAACTTACTTTCATCTGCATCAGTAAATGCATTTGTATCTGAATTACCTTCATATAAAGCTTTTATTTCACTAGCAGTTTGGTCTCCTGTAGCATTGGCTTCAATATTGTTAAGTTTAGTGTGGTCAGCATCTGTGAATACATTTGAGTCTGTTGCTGCTTCAACTAATGCTCTAATCTCAGAAGCAGTTTGGTCTGCTGTAGCATTTGCTTCTATACCATCTAATTTACTGTGGTCAGCAGCCTCAAAAGGAACTGAAGCTGTACCATTAATAGTTAATGCATCTGTTTCTAATGTGCCATCAATATCTACATTACCTGATATATCTAAACTTGGAGAAACGATTTCATGTGAAAACACAAAGTTGTCATTCGCTGCACTCCAGGCTATAGTTGCATCTGTTGAGGCATCTACTGCATCTTGTATAGTAATACCAGCCCCATCTGCTGAACCTGATGTATCTCCTGAACCTTTGTTAATTGTTATGTTTTTATCTTCTACATCTAAAGTAGCAGTATTAAGAGTCGTTGTAGTTCCGTTTACAGTTAGGCTTCCTCCTATGGTAGCATTACCTGTAGTTGTAACTGTACCAAAGGTTACATTTGCATTTGTTGCAACTGATTGTCCAATAGCTACTGTAGGTGTAGCACTTTCGCCTGAGTTATTAGTTAGAGTAACACCAGTTCCTGCTACAAGACTATCAACATAGTCTCCTGTTGTATCTGTACCTAAAGCAACTGAATTAGCTGCTACAGTTGCAGTTAATGTTGCATCTGCTAAATCTGAAATAGTTACACTACCAGTTAAGTCTCCAGCTAATGTAATTGTAAAATCATCTGCATTAAAATCTAAAGTACCATCACTATCTTCATAAGTTACACTAATACCACTTTCAGTATTAGAAGAAACCATACCACCAACTACATCTTGTACTCTTTCTACTGTATGATATAAATTGCTTGAACCTTCTGATAGGTTATCTGTTGTGGATGCTGCTATTCTTACGTCTGCTCTAGCATCTGCTCTAGCATTTGTAAAATATAAATTACTTCCTTCTGTTAAGTCGCCAGTATCAAATGGTGATAAGCTAACTACTGCATCTATTGTTCCGTCACTATCATCATAAGTAATTGCAATACCTGTTTCAGTATTTCCTGAGAACATTGCACCAGTAATATCTTGTATTCTTTCTGCATTTAGAGTTACATCACCTGAAGAAACTGTAAAGTCAGTACCATCAAATGTCGCAACACCAGCATTTGTTTCTGTAGCTAGTTCACCTGTAATTGTAATTGTATTACCAGTAGCTGAAGTATCTATACCTTCACCACCTGCAATAGTTAATGTTTCGCTATCTAAGTCTATTGCAATAGTACCACTATCAGTAGTAGCATCTAAGTCTTGTGCTGTTACTTGAGCATCAACATAAGTCTTAATAGCTTTAGCTGAAGCAAGTGTTGTATCTGTTCCTGCTACTGAAGATATATCTGTGTCTAAAACTCCAGACTTAAGATTATCTACTTCTATATTAGATAACGTATTGTTATCTGCATCTATTGTTTTGTTTGTTAAAGTTTGTGAACCTGTTAAAGTTGCTACAGTAGAATCAATAGCAACTGTTAGTGTATTACCAGAACCTGCTGTATCAATACCTGTACCACCAGCTATATCAAGAGTTTCACTATCTAAGTCAATAGATAATGCTCCACCTGAATCACCTTGGAAGTCTAAGTCTTGTGCTGTTAGTTGTGCATCAACATAAGCTTTAATAGATTGTTGAGTTGCTAAAGCAGTATCACTATTTGAAGTTAGTCCATCTTCATCAAGAATACTTGTAACAGTTGCACCACTACCTAATACTAAGCTATCAATATTAGCAGTACCATCTATAAATAAATTTCTCCACTCTTGGGTTGTTGAACCTAAGTCATACGTATCGTCATCATCTGGAATAATGCTTGAGTCTACATCTGCACCAAAAACAACGTTATCTGATGCTGCATCTCCTAGTGTTAATGTTCCTCCGTTAAGGGTCGTAGTACCTGTGACAGTCAGGTTTCCACCTACGGAAACATTACTTGTTGTAGTAATAGTATCTATATAAGCATCTTTAAATCGTAAAGCATTTGTACCTAGGTCAATGTCGCTATCTGTGACAGGAGCAACAACTCCATTGCCTATGTATACTTGCTGTACTGAACTGCTTGAATCATCTATCCAAAACTCAATATGGTCATTAGTTGTATCTATTAATACTTTGTTAAGAGGTGAAGTTACCCCTGCATCTCCAATAACACCTATAACTGGCCCTTCGGCTGATGTGCCGTCATGTTTGTGACCTGTTTGGTTATGAAAAGCATTCGCTATAGCATTATATTCATTATTGAATATTGCTGCTGTGATGGTATCGCCATCTGAAAACGTACTTTGTCGTGTATATCCTGCCATTTTTTATCTCCTGCCTGAAGGTACGTAATCTACAAAGAATCCATTTACTGTGTATGGAGACTTTGTATCGTCACTTCTAATTCTGAACATGTTACTATGTCCACTCCCTTGTAGTTGTTGTCTTACTAATGGTTTTTCTGAAGCACCAAAAACTGCTCCAATACCAAATGTTGCTTCTCCAAATAAAGATGGAGGTGGTATTCTATCTAATATATAATCTGCTGGTTGAGGATGATTAGGGTCATCATAATTATATCTAACTCTTAATACTGGAGTTACTTCACCCTCTGGGCCAAAAGATATTTTAATAAAATGTAAAGTCTTTAATGTACCTAAATCTCCATAATCAATATTAGGAGTTTCATACTCAGCTATTACATTTGCACCATTAAAACTATTTCCTTCATCATGTTTAAAAACTCTTCCTTCTAAATCTCCATGGAAATATTTTTCTAGTCCGTTATTATCAAAACCTGCTGTTATTGCAGGACATTGAATACCTAATGTTTCTGACCATTGAAATCCTGCTGTAGGATTAGCAGTAGAACCTGGTCTTAATGTTCCTATAATTCCTTTAGAACTTGATGTAGTGTCTGAACCTGCATCTACATAAAATAATCTATACTGAGACCTATCACCTATAACGACACTACTAATAGTAAATGAGTTAATCCTTTCTGCTATCTTTTGAACTAAAGGCTGTATTTGTTTACTAATACTACTTAACTCAATATCACCAATTCTTGATGTACCAGCAACTGTTCTGAAACCATCTGGTGCTAAGAATATCAAGTCACCAGCAATCTCCTGTATGCTTTGTCCATCTAAACAGCCAACGTTATCTGTAACAGGTACGATAGCTATTGAAGTTGAATCATTTATATTTATTAACTTATGAATACTCTCTCTACAAAATATAAATAATTCGTTACGGAAACTTTTAATTCCAACTACAGCATCCTCTAAAGATATATTACCTGCCGTAGCTGCACTAAAGTTGTTGACTTCATTGACTCCACTAAAAAAGATAGTGTTCTTTTGACTAGAATCGCCAGCAACAACAAAGTGTTTATCGTGGATTGTTCCTACTTTTGGAGCTACAGTTCCACTTACTGTAATTTCCTCTGTTATAAAAGTTCTACTAGTTAAAGCTCCTGTTCCTTCCATTCTAAATCTGAATGGTTTATTAGCTCCGTCTACTATTAAAACATCACCAAAATCACTAGCACCTTCAAAGACATCAAATGAACATTGTCCTTGATTAGTTCTAGCTAGTGTGCTTCTTCCTGTAAAGGTAGTATAGTTATCTCCACTAGAAGAAACTCCTGTTCTATTTATTTGTAGCCAGCTAGTTCCGTCCTGACTAAAAAATATCCCATCTCCTGCACAAGCTATGACTCCATCTGCATAAACTTGTAATCCTAATATTTTATTTGTGCCGTTAGGATTAACAGCATCATCTCCACCAAATCTAGTATAGCCACTTACACGTCTATAGCCACCCTCAGTACCTACTTCAAAGTTTCTAAGCTTTGTAGCAAATCCTGGAGTTCTTAATAAAGCTAACGAGTTGGTAGATTTTATTAATCCACCTTCGCAAGCTACTGTAAACGGTTGTGAGTTTGCCATTAAAAGTAAATCCTATCATCAGTAATATACTTAGGCTGTGGATTTAAAAGGTTCTTCTTCATATTTCTCATACCTTTTTTAAAATCTTCCAAAGCAAAAGCTGCCTGCTGAGGACTGTCTTTAAACTGCCAGACATAATATCTAGTTCTGGCTGTAATTACATTTGAGTATTGGTCTGGAAAAGCTATAGTGTCTCCATGTGCTGATAAAGCTGTTGGCTTTTCAAAAGCATAAAAGTGAATGTTATAAACTTTGTCAGGTATAGGACTTAAGCCAAACTTTCTATTGTCTGGACTCCTATATACTCTAGCTGGTTCACCATGTGCTTGAGTATCAGCATCATCTAAATTTTCTTGGTCTCTATAATATCTATTCCATTCATCTAAAGTTATATACTTTAATCCTTTAGATACGAATGGAGCAGTTTCGTTAGATACATTTACTGTTGTAATTAAAAAATCATCCCAATCTATTGAGGCATAATCTGTTGTTATATCTGAACTCCCAGCTTTTAATGTATACCATCTTTGTCCTGCTACAGTAGCTACAGTTACATTCCCATAAAAAGGGTCTGTACTTCCACTAACTCCAGCACTAAAGAAAGGTAACTGAGGTTCTTCATTAGCAATATCAAAAATTGACTTATTTATAGAATCTTTAACAAACTGTTGTAAACCTACAGCATCTGCAAAGTTAGCAGATGTCAAAGGTATTTCATTGAGTTCTCTTAATGCTTGGTTTGTTAATTCTAAATATGTCGTAGCCATTATTTTTTATGTACCTTTTGTATTGCAAAGTTAGCAGTCAAGCTTGCTCCTTTATGTTTTACAAACTTGCCTGAATGTTTCATTAATTTGTAGCCACCTTTAGGTTGTTTCATCCAATGGTAGCCTTTAGGTGCTTTGACTTTCATGTTAGCAAGGCTTGGCTTTAGGCATTACTTCGCCACCGTGACCATACATCATTCTTTTCTTAGCCATGCCACCACCCATCATTTTTTTCTTTTTACCATGGGTCATGCCACCATACATTTTCTTCTTTCTTTTTTCTTTTCCGTGATACATTTGTTTCCCCTAAATTGAAAGTGGAGGAGTCCGAAGACTCCCCCTAGTTGTTATTAGTCAATAACGTAGAAAGCACTTACTAATGCTTCTGGTCTAAGAACTTTTGCTCCGTAGACATGAAGACCTCTCACGATGTCACCAAAAGAACTTGGGTCTCTGATAACTTCTGTTGAAAGGATTGTATTAGCAGTAGCTGTTGAACTGATATGTCCAGCTAAAACTTTACCACTTGCATTTGATGTAGCAGCAATGTTGTTAGATTTGTACATATCAAATCCTCTTAGTTTTCCACTTGATACTAAGCCATTTCTAATAGAACCTTGACCTGCATTGAAGTCAACTGATAATAGCTTTGAACCAGATTTACCTAGCTCTTCGTAGAACTGAGGTGGTGCAACGAACCATCTACCTTCTTCAGGTACATTTTGGTCGTCTAATTTTCTAGCCATTCTAGCCATTAAGTCTAATGCATCAACACCAGTTCCGTCTGAACCTAATAGGTCGACTGAATTGGTTGCATGAGACATTGTTGAATCTGCTGTTGCACTATCAGAACCAATAATATGGTCTGGGCTTGAAGCTGATACACCAGAGAACATAGATGCTATAACAGCAGCATCGTATGAATCTTTTAGAGCATAAGCTGCACTTGAAGATGCAACTTCCTTGAAGTTTACATGTGACATGTTAGTTTCAATATCATCTACGATGAATTTGAAAGCTTTAGCACTATCAACAACGAGGTTTAACTCTTGGTCTGTCAACTTAGTAGCAGTTGTGTCTGAACCTCTAGTATAGTCTGATACTGAGATTACAGGTTCTTTGATAATCTTTACTGAGTCTCCATAAGCAGATATTTCACCAGCATAGTCGGTGTTTGTAATAGCTTCTACCACACTCGCTTTTCTGAAAAAGTTTAAAACCTTTCTAGAGTAAACGGAAGGTAAGAAATAACTATTAGCTTGTCCACTTACGGAGTTAGCAAAGTTAGCATCGGTATCTGTTGAAGGTTCAAAATATTGAGCCATGATACTTACTCCTTTAAGTTAATATAGTTAATCTCTGATAATTCTACCTGACTGCATGGCCTCTGATATTTCTTGTTCATATTTATCAAATTCATCCATGCTTAAGGCATTTATCTCCTTTTCTGTCCATACTCTCTCCTGCTTAGGGTCAACTGTTGTTGTTTTAGTTGATACCATATCAGCAGCAGATTGAACAGGCTTTTGAGAAACTGGCTTCACACTTGGGAGTTCTATTCCTAAATCCTTTTTAAATAAATCTAAAGCTCTTGATGCTAAGTCTGCATCGTCAGCATTTGAGTAAATCCAATCCTGGATAGACTGAGGTTGTTCTTTAGCCCAACTATGAAAATCATCACTATTGCGAATATCATCAAAGTCAGGATGTCTTTCTCTCAATCTAACTTCAGCTTGACCTTTCTTCATCTTGACTTCATTATTTCTCATATCTGCAATAGTTTGTTCTAAATCTTGAACTCTCTCATTGCTTTGTAAATGAGCTACAGTTTCTGCAACTGCATAAAAATCAGGATGTTCCTGTTTAAACTTTTCAAGTTCTTCTAAAGTCTTTGGAGGTTGATACTGAGCTTTCGCTGCTTGTGACAACTCTTGTTCTTTAGCTTTCCACTCTTCTAGTTTACTGTCATAATGACGTTTCATATCATCATAACGTTTTTTCCAGTCAGGCCTACTATAAGGAGTATCTGTTGATAACTCCTGTTTTTTAGATTCTAACTCCTCAGTATTAACATTCTCAGCTTGAGTTATGTCGTTACTGTCGAATAATTTATTCTGAGGTTGCTCAAAGAATAAACTATCATCTGCTGAGACAAACTTTTTGTCATCAGGTTTATGCCAAGATTTTTTTTGATTATAAGGATTGGCTTGTTCCTCATTTTGTGCGACTTGTTCAGTTGCCATTTTTCTCTCCTTACTCAGGGCTTCGTTACAAGGTAGCTCTTTGTCGACAAGAGGGCTTGTTGTAAAGGTAGCCTTTCTGGTGTTTGTGTAGGGGCTATCGAATGATAGGTAGCCTACGGTTTATTATCTGATGGGTATACCACCTGAAATCATAGCATCAGCGATTCTCTTTTCAGTATCTTCAACTTCTGCTTTATTCAAGTCATAAGTTTTTTCAGGGTCAGTAGACTGGATTGTCTCCTCTCTAACATCATCCATCATGTACCCACCAGCTCGTCTTGCTTGTCTTTCCATTGGTGCATCTGCTTTACTCTCGGCTTCTTCCATCATTCTCTGAAGGTTATCAGCTCCGATTTCTTTAGTTGCTTTTGCAGTAAAGACAAACTCTCCATCCGATAACCTAGCAGGTATCGAATCGGAGACTCCTGAGCCAGGGCCTTCTACAGGGCCTGACCCAGCAAATTCTGTTGCGACTTCCATGACTTTATCAAAAATCATGCTAAGTCTGTCATCTTGTTCTAATTTTTCTAATAAGTATTTTTCTTCACTTTCGGATAAAGATTCTTCTACAACAAAGTCTAGATAATCGTTTTCCATTTGTTCATCAGATTTCATAGGTTCTGCTTCTGGCATTTCCTCTTCCATCTCTTTTGGTGCAATCATAATAGCTACACCACCTTCTTTAAAACCCATCTTCTTAACTACTTCAGGAGCTTCTTTTGCAAGCTTTTGTAGTCCTTCGTTAGGTAAATCTTTTATTTCGTCTGGTGATAAAATACTTGCCATCTTACTTCTCCTTGGCTCTTCCTATGTTAAGGGCAAACCAATCAATAATTTTGTAAGCTTTACTTACTAAATTGTCATCATGTGGAGTAGGTGTTAAAGCTGCAATCATTGAACAGATTGAAACTATCCATGGAACTACTCCAACTATTTTTAAAATTGTATCTAATAAATCTAACATTATTGTTCTCCTCTAGTTAATGCTTCTTTTACTTTTTCTGGTAAACTTTCTAAGCTATCCAGCAAATTCATCTTCCCCTGGAGTCGGTACATTGCCTGTTCCGATTGTGCCACCACCAGTTCCTTGACTATCAAGGCCTGCTGGCTCTTGAGGTACTCCTTGAACCCCTCCCATTGGGGATGGTTGACCAGGGGGTTGAGTTTCTTCGCTAACGTTTTGTCCAGCATTTTGCATTCCTATTATTTGTGCCATCAATGCAGCTTCTTCAGGGTCGTTCAGAATTTCATCTGGGTCTAAATCCAAGCTGTAGGCAAGTTCACTAACCAATTTAGAAATCTTAACAAATGGTGCAATAGCAGGATTCTGTGCAGTTTGTAAGAACATAGTAAGTCTTTGACTTCTAACTTCTTTCTGCATCAAGCTATTAGTACCAGTAGCTTTAACTTCTAAATCACCCTCTATATCTAAGTCACCTTCATGGAACTGCATGTTCCATTGATAGTAAGCTTCTCCTAAAGGTTTTAATAAAAAGTCATCAAGGTTCTTGATAACAGTTTTAATATTTAAACTTGATGCTCCTAGTAGCATGGACATACCTGAAGCAGTCCTTGTCATACTCTGAACACCTGTTTGACCGTGTGAATAACTAGGTATTCCTGTTTGTTCGTCAGCTAACTGTCTAAACCTGTCAAACATCATCATGTTTTCAGGTGCAGTATTTGGAAACTTTAATCCATATATTGATTGACCAGGCATTCCAGCTTGTCTTCTGAATACTTTGCCTGGATAAACTTCCATATTCTGTCCTCCGACAAGAGCAGATTCATCAACATCAAAAACTAATGAGCCTGCTAAAGCTAGATTATCAATAGCCATTCTTGCATGACCATTCATAATCTGCTGCGAGTCATCCATATTTTCAGCAACACCTATACCAAAAAAGTTATAAGGGTTACGTTCATACGGAAATGCATTATATGGTAATCTAAATGGTGTAAATGGATTAACTACTGCTCTAAGTAATTTGTTTCCACATACCCATGCATTTATTTGAACTTCATCTAGTTCGTCTATATCATCTGGTAATTCAATGCCTGCTTCTTTAGCATATTCAGCATCCATAATGCCCCAATATTCCAATACTTCAAATGTTGTTTCAGTATCGTAAGCATTGTTATCATCCCTTAAATGAGATTCATAACCTCTGTCTACATAGTTTGGCCCTTGCTGTAGACATTCTCTAATTGCATCTTCATCAAAGTAAGGCATGTTTCTCAATGCTCTTATTTGACTACGATTCATTCTATGTCTATGAATTACATATTCACATTCGTCCATGTCTGTAGCTGAAGGGTCAGGATAAAAGTCCCAACAACTTACAAACTCTATGCGAGGTACTCTCACATCTACAGGACTATACTCTCTTCCTTGAGGAGTAGTAGTCCATTTATTTAATCTTTTATTAAAATTAAATGGGCCTTTGACAATTCCTGTACCTAATAAAGCTGCTTCTAATAAAGCATTTCTAATCTCTGAAGAACCGTTTGATTCTTCTATCTGGTCATGGACTAAACGTTCCATTCTCCTAGCAGCTTCTTGTGCTGGGTTGACCTCTGGAATATTAGGTATAGGTATAGCTCCTTCTTTTAATGGAACTTGGTCTTCAATAGGTTCAGACACTTCTCCTTGCATAAAAGTAGAGCCTGGGCCTAATACTCTGCCATCACCTTCATAACCTACATCATAAGGGTCATCTATACGATTACCTATATCATCAGGTATTTCTTGAGGTTCACTAGTTTCTATACCAGGTTGTGGATTGTTAATATCAAGATGTGCTTGAGCTAACTCTCCTTCAGGTATTCTGGTTTCCGATATACCAATAGGAAACTTACCTGTCCCAAAAATAACATCAACTAACTGTCCAAAGGCAGCAAGGACTTTAGTTTTTGTAATTTTAACGAAGACACGTGATTTTTCAGATTCCCTGAATTTTTGATTCTTTTTGTATAAACCCCTGTAGTTCTCAAATGCTGTAATCCAACGTTTCTCGTCAGAGTTTCTAGCATCCTCGGCAGAGTCGAACCTAGAGTTTATTATACCTACAAGATTTAACTTTTGGTCATCTTCTAATTCTAATTGCTGACCAGACTCACCTTCTACATCCATGTAGATTTCATCTGCATTTAGTAATGTGTTGTCTTTGTCTGCCATTTAATAACCAAAAGTAGAGTCAAAAGGTTGGTATAAGTCCCTTTTAATCCCCTTTATTCTGTCTAATGAGCTTTGCATTCTTGGTCGGCTCATTATCATATACCTTAATGCATCGTATGCATGGTCTGATGCATGAGTATCAACATCTTCTGGATTTGTTTTGGATAGTGGTATGGATTGTAATTCTCTTATTAAGTTAGGACATGTGTTAAATATCTGTAACTTAGGTCTTCCACTCTCCCTGACCTTAAGATATTCGTGTACTTGAATTTTCCCCTGTACTCTGTTCTTATCTGCTCGCCTAAGCTTATGACCAGCTCGAACTAGAGATTCACCTACAGTTGGGCCTGTTGTACCAGTTTTCGCCCATGCAGCAGTATCTAATACACCTGATACAGAAAATGGGTCTTCCATTTCCATATCTGTTATTATAGAGGCTAATTCGACACCTGTCAAGCCTTTTCTGTATAATTCACGGTATATTATCAATGTTCCGTCATTTACGTCCACAGCTCCCCACAGGCAGCAGGATTCAGATGCATAACCATAGTCAATCCCTTTTAGTCGTTCCCAGGGTAATGGTATCTCAAATGGAGCTACAATATGTACTTCAGGTTGGAACTCAACAAAGGCTGCACCTTCTGCTACATCCCAGTTTCCTTCTAGTAATTGTCGTCTTTGTATAGGTGGTAAAGATTCTAACATCTTTTCATATACACCATCTCTAGCTAAGTAAGGGTTATCAGCTAACTTAGCAGGAATAAACTTTCTTGTTAGTCCGTCTTTACCTTCAAAACTTTTGTTAGATTCGTGAGGTTCTATGTATCTTCTCTTTACCCATTGTGAACCAACACCACCAGGGTTAGCAGTACATCTTAGATATGTTTCTATTTCAGGGTCTGTGGTTCTCAAACGAGATGCAAGGTAGTTCCAACTAAACTCTGTTGGGAGATGTGTGATTTCATCAAAGCCAATCCAAGAATAAGCTTGACCTTGGTATCGGTAGACATCAGCATCTCGTTCTAAGAAACCAAATTCTATCTTAGCACCACTTGGAAAGTTCCACAACTTCTCTACTTCTCTAAACTTTGCACCAGGGAAAGCCTGGGGATATAACTCCCTGGACTTATCTATTAGTTCTCTAAGTTCTGGCATAGACCTTCTAAGTATCAAAGCTCTATGTGCTTTTTTATGTGCATATCTTAGTGGGTCAACAAGCATAGCATAGGATTTACCACCTCCTGCTGCTCCACCATACAACACATCTTTTTCACCTGCTGCTAAAAAATCTGTTTGTGGCCCTTCATTAGCATGGAAGATAACTTTACTATCTTTTATTGTGTCTCTGATTGTGTCTGTGGTTTCTTCAAGCTGGTCTTCTGTGACCAATTTAGATGACGTGTCCTCCGTAACCTTTGTGATAACTTCTTCTTCCGTCTTAAGTCTTTCTTCCTGTTTGGCAAGTTTCTTTTTCTCCTTTTGTATCTTGGCTTTCTTTTGTCGTAGTTTTATTTTTCTTTTTTGTTCGGCTGAATAGTTGTATTGAGACGTAACTCCCTTGGGTCTTCCTGTTTTTTTCTTTGGTTTACCTGAATCGGTTAGAACAAACGAACCATCTTCGTTAGTTTCGTAGTCTTCTGGGAATATTTCCCACAAATCTTTTTCTAAATGTTTCTTTAATGCTACATGACTAATCTTTCTGCCTGTTTCTTCAGACAATAGTGTAGCTGCCTCACGTAATGAGTAGGCTTTGTTGTAAATACTCTTGAGATATTTGTTGAGAGCTTCTAATTGCTTTGGGATAGGCTTGAGATAGCCTTTGACCTCACTAATCTCGTAACCAAATGGAATGGTTGCTGATTTTTTCTTGATATAGTTAGGAGGAATACTAGACATAATAAAAAGCTGCCTTTTTAGAAGACACTACCTAGATGAAATAGTGATTTTTAGATTCTAAAAAGGTCTTAAGCATAACTCAGGACTGCTCCTTGGTTTGATTCTTCTTTTTACCAAATATTCTGTCCCAATTATCTTCGTATGCTTGTTTAGAAACTGCTCTAGGTCTAGGCTTTGCACCTTTACCTGCTGCATTTCTATACATACTCCGTCTTAATGGGACGGAATTGTGTTTATCATCGCTACCAATTTGTGGCATCTTACCATTTTACCTTATTAGCCCAATATGCTGCTGACATTTTACCTTTCTTAATGTTTTTAGCATGTCTAGCTTTGAATGACTTAGCTCTTTTTGTCATAGTTCTATCACCTGTTTTACCTTGTTGTCCAAAACGTATAGTTTTAATCTTATCACCTTCTTTTGCAACAACAATATGTGATTTTGTTTTATGTCCTGGTGTTCTTTTTGGTTTATTAAAACCTGATACACCTGCTCTAGCTAGTCTAGGGTCTTTTTTCTTAGCCATTATTTCCTGTATGCTCTAGTTTTTTTAGCAATTTTCTTAGGTTGTTTTACAAATTGCTTACCTTTTCTGTTACCTGCTGCTTTAGCTCTGTTAGTTGCCCTCTTTTCAGCAGGACTCAAAGCTTTCCAAGCTGCATCAGGTAAATATCTTTTCTTACCTTTGCTTGGTTTACCATCTGAAGTTCGCCATTTTTGTCTGCCCCATTTCTTTAGAGATAGTTGAGACTTCTTCAATGTCATTTATAACCTCCACCTGCTTTTTTGTAGGCTTTGGCTAACATTTGAGCCTTACGAGCTGACCATTGTCCTGGCTTACCACCTTTACCACCAGCCTTAATACGGTTAAAAATCCGTTTTCTTAGGGTTGGTTTAGTGTAGTTACCTGCTTCGTTGACTCTTGACTTGGCTTTTTTCTTTGCTGGCATTAGTGTAGTGTTACCTCTTTCTTTGGCACAAAGTCTGTTACTTCTCCTACGATAATAAGACCGTAGTGTTCTGCTAAGTTTTGTGCTTCTTTATATGTACTGGTTTTTATAAATGGCCCTAGAACAATTCTAGAGTCATCATCTAAGAACTCAGTTGCATAAACTCTTTCATCCATCGACTTCTGTATACTCTCCATCCTCGGCTGATAAATCAATGGTGTCTTTTTGTGGAAGAATAAAAATTCCTCCTGTGACATTGTGATTAATGTCAAGTTTTTCTTTCTTAATAACACCAACTCTATCTAATAAAGTTTGTGCTGCCTGTAGTTTTACGTTAGCTTGAGGCACGGCCTCGTCACTATGCATAATCTCTACAAGCTTGAAAGCTGCTGAAGGTGCTTCCCTTGCAAGTACATTCGAGGCCAAATCAATTATTTCCTCTTTAAGACTGTTTATAACTTGGTAGTGATTGCCTGAGTAACCTGCGAGTTCGGCTGAGAGCTTTAAGTTACCCTTAGTATCTACTAAATGTTGCAAGAACTTCTCTTGCTTCTCTGTAAGCTTTCTGGTTGTTAAAGCACTCATGTCTATTATTATAAAGCTACTATCAAACTTGTCAAGTTTTTCACCAAAATCTATTGACAAAACACTATCTCAACTGTATAATGAGGATGTGTCCGTGGGGGGTCTATATAGTCTATACAGCCTCCCTCGACCAACAACACCTCATACTCGGTTGGGGGCGATTTTTTAGCCCTGCTTAACACCGAAAAGTTCCTAAAAATATTTGAGCATGTGCATATATACCTGGCATGCCCCCTGGCCACCTGCCCACCCCTTATAGACTCTGAAGACTTCGCAGACTTTGAAGAGCTAGCCAAAGAAACCAAAGAACCTGGCAAGCTCTGAGAAGTTAACAAGTCATAACAACTTATAAAGACCCAAGACGTGAACCAGAGAAGCCCCAGAAGAACTTTAAAAACTCCCCAGGCTTCCAGGGGTTCTTTAGTTATTACCTGGCAACCTGGCAGAGCTTAACAGCATATAAATATTAATGGGCTGGGGGTGGCTGTTAAGTTGGATTTTATTTTTTACTTGCAATTAAAATAATTTTAATGATATACTTTTACCATCATATAAACTAAAAGGAGAATATATATATGAAGAATGAAAGTAAAAACCCTATATGCTCTGAGGGTCTAAAGGTTAAGAGCTTGACCAATAGCAATGGAAATAAAGTAGCAAATCAATTTGTTATTACTACGGCTGAAGGAACTTTTTTCCAAAGTTATGGGACAATCGTTGCAGGCTATACAGATGCTGGCCTGGTGTTTGATGCTGATTACTGGAATTACTCCAGGACAACCAGCAGACATAGAAATAATTTTACTGGCTTAGATACAGCAGAAACTAAAAAAAGAATAAAAGACGGTAAAATTAAATTTCAACAGCTTAACCCTGATAATCATTACGCAGGCTACGGCTATTAATAAAAAATAATCCCCTTTAAAAGACCCTGGCAAATGCTGGGGTTTTTTTTATCTTTAATAAGTTAGTAAGCACTTACTTTTTACATTATAAATACGGCTTATAATCTATTATAACTCTGAATTATTGGACGGCCTGAGAGCTTGTCTATTGCATTTTTGTTAAAAGTGAGGCTAAGGTATTGCTTAGGGTCTGAAAATGAGTTCTGTAAAAGTCAACCCCTAAATGAAAAAAAGTATATATTTTTTTAAAATGGCTTGACTGTGTTTTTTAATTTGTTTATTTTTATAGTTATATATTAACTAAAGGAGAAAATATATGACAATGATACGATATAACACAGCCAGAGAATACCTGGATGATGCAAATATAACATGCTCAAAGCAAATAGCCTGGGCTACGTTAGAAACTGAGGAACTGAGCAACGGCTCACAATGTTATGAATACCTGGAGGATGTCCCAGAAGATGACCCCAGAACGTTTGTATTTATGAGACGTAGCCTCTGTCTAACTCACGATGATGTAGCTAAAGTTATGAACCTCTGGCAACTACACCAGAAGTTCCCTGACTAGACCTAAGAGCCTTATAAATAGCCCCATTAATTTGGGACTTTTTTTTGCTTGACTTTTCTTTTGCTTTCATATTAAACTAAAAGTATATTAACTATTGGAGGAAAATATATG